CAAAAGTATCACGTAGATAATGGTTGGGAATGGGGTGGAGTTTGTTATCTATCCACACCAGAACAACTCAAAGACAATCCAGATTCGGGAACACTCTTCGCAAGACACAAGGCACTCAAGATAGATTCAACACCTAGAACCAAAGAAGAAGCAGAAATCTTTGGTTATACTCATTATGATGAACTAAGACAATCAATCATTTATGGAGATGGATTGGATTTGAATAAATGGGAAACCTATGCTAGGATACCACCAAAGTTTAATCGTTTAGTTTTATTCAGGTCTTGGATGTATCATAGTCATCATATCAACTTCGGTGAAATGAACCCAGCACAAAGTCGTTTAGTTCAATTATTCTTTTTTAATCTATGAAATATGATATATCGTTCTTGGCAGGATTACCCAGAAGTGGTTCTACATTACTTCGTTCAATCCTCAATCAAAATCCTTCATTACACTCAGGACCAATTTCACCATCAGTAGAACTTCTATATTACACCGATAAGTACTTTCAGTCCAGTGAGATGTTACTGGCATCACCAAATCCACAAGGTTGCTATGATGTTCTATCGAATATGATGGATCAATTCTATCACAATATAATGGAGCGAGAAGGCAAATCAAAAATCATAGAATTCAACAGAGCAATTCCAAATAACATTGAACGCTTTAGAACTTACATTAAAGAAGATATAAAAATTGTATGTCCCGTAAGAAGTATTCCAGAAATCCTTACAAGTTTTATTAGTTTGATTCATAGGAATAGTGATAAGGTTTCTTTTGTAGACCAGTATTTGATTGATAATAAGATTAAAGTGAATGATGATACTCGTTGTGATTATTTGATGAGTGATTATGGAATCGTAGGGCAGGCATTGTTTGCAATGAGTCGTCCTTATTTGAGAGGTGAAGAGAACTTATTGAAGATTGTGGAGTATGATGATTTGGTTGAGAGAACTGATGAGGTAATGAGGGAAGTATATGACTTCTGGGAACTTGAAAAATATCAGCATACTTATGAGAACTTGGAGAATAAGTATCCAGAGAATGATGTCTTTCAGTATAACTTGGAGGGTATGCATACTGTTGGTAGAACCATTAAGAAGACTTGTAAGAAACCAGAAGAAGTTTTAAGTGCTGAAATTATAGAAAAATATTCTGGTATGGAATACTGGAGATCTGATTGTTCCAATAATTATTACCTGACAATCTAATAAATAATAAAAAGGTGTCTAGTATCTGATGGCGGACAATAAAACTATACAGAAAATATTTTCTTTGAGTGATTTTCGCAAGAAGCAGTTACTGGGCGAAGTTCCTGAGAGAACCAGAGAGACTTATAGGGAATATGGGTATTTTCTAGGAATTGGTGGACCATTAAATAGACTTGATTACTCAAACGATACAACAACTACAAATAGAAGAACATCAGTAAATCAATATTTTAGTGGTGGGGCAGGCAATTCTAATTTTGGATATATTATGGGAGGTAATAAATCTGGATTTAATTATATAACGGATATTAAACGTATTGATTATTCTAATGATACTAATATTTTATCTAGGGGGGGTTTAACAATTGGAAGATCCTATACAGGAGCAACAGGAAACTCTAACTTTGGATATATTGCGGGGGGAATTACTAGTGCTACACCTGCATATATTTCTACCACAGAAAGAATAAATTATTCCAATGATAATACCACAGCATCAATTAGAGGTCCTTTAACAATATCAAGAGGTATACTTGCAACAGGAAACTCCAACTTTGGTTATTTTGGTGGGAGCGGACAAGCCCCATCTGGAGGATCTACAGTAGACCGTATAGATTATTCTAATGATAGTGCAACAGCATTATCTAGAGGTAATATACAAAATTCTAGTTTTAGTTTTAGTGCGACTGGAAATAATAATTTTGGATATTTTTTAACAGGTTGGGGAACATCTTCATCACATCGTTTAAATTATGCTAATGATACTGCATTATTATCAATTAGAGGATCTTTAAGTTTTCCAAAATTTTGGTGGCCTGGTTCTACAGGAAATTCTAATTTTGGTTACTCTGTTGGGGGATCTACTACAAGTTCTCAAGGTCAAGCAGTTTCTACTGTTGATAGAATAGATTATAGCAATGATTTAGTAACCGCTTCTGTTCGTGGACCATTATCAAATGTTGATCTTACAATTGCAGCAACCTCCTCTGCATCTTTCGGTGGTGCTAAAAACTCTGCCTTCGCATCAAACCTCACATTCCCAACCGTCCCAAATGCTGGGTATTTTGGTGGTGGAACCGATGGAACGAATAGTCTTGCAACAATTGATAAGGTAGATTATGCGAATGATACAGCAACTGCAAGTGTTCGAAGTTCTTTGAGTAGCGCAAAGATTTATGTAAAAAGTGTTAGTAATAATAATTTTGGATATTATAATGGGGCAACTGCATATCCAGCAACTTCAAGCACTATCGATAGAATTGAATTTTCATCGGACACTCAAAATACAGTTGTTAGAGGACCATTAAGTATAGCAAGAAATAGAGGTGCTGCAACTGGTAATTCTAACTTTGGGTATTTTGGGGGTGGTTATGCTCCAGGAAATAGTTCTACAATAGATCGTATTGACTATTCAAATGATAGTGCAAATGCATCCAATAGATGTTTATTGACACTAGCAAGAAGAGATTTTTCAGCAACAGGAAATCAAAACTTTGGTTACTTTGGTGGTGGGTTTTCAAGTGTCGTAGTTCCTGTTGTTGATAGACTTGACTATTCAAATGATACATTAAATACTTTGAGTAGAGGGGGTATAAATGCAAGATATGATAATATAGCAGTTGGAAATCAAAACTTTGGTTACTTTGGTGGAGGAACTCCTGGAGTATCTTCAGTAGATCGTTTAGATTATTCAAATGATACACAAACATCATCGGTACGAGGTCCATTGAGTTCTGGTAGAGGATCCTCTGCTGTAACTGGGAATAATAATTTTGGATATATTGGTGGAGGATTTACCCCTTCTGGATCACCAATTTATTACTCAACAACAGACCGCATCAACTACTCAAACGATACTGCAATCGCATCGGTGAGAGGACCACTACCAGTTGCTAAATCTTCTGGTGCAGCAACCTCTCCATTAGGATACGGAGGTGCTCCAATTTACTTCACCAATCCACTTCCAGAGGTCTTCCAGAAGCAGATAGTATTTAATGATTCTAATACTTTAAGTTCCAATATGCCATTTAAGAGAGTATTAGGGTCTTATGGGTATTTTAATGCTTGTGGTTCTAATGGACCTGTAACCACAATTATAAATCGCATAGATTACTCTAATGATACATCAATAGCATCGACAAGAGGCCCTCTAAGTATTGCAAGAAGATGGACAGTTGGTCTATCAAATCAAAATTTTGGGTATATTTCTGGAGGACAAGGTAGTACAAATATGGACCGCATAGATTATTCAAATGATACTTCAAATGCAAGATTTTTAATAACCATTACTGGAGAACAAGGAGGAGGATTTTCAAATAATTTTTATGGATATGTTTTTGCAAATACTAGTTTATTTACTCGTCTAGATTTTTCAAATGATAGTGGATTAACTTTACAAAGAGGAAGAATGATAACCACTAGAAATACCAGTGGTTGTACTTCTACAGACTTTTTTGCTTATATTTCTGGAGATATTTCTAGAGTCGATAGAGTAAATTATTCTAACGATACTGCAACTGCTCTTGTAAGAGGAACACTTAATTTAGCTAGATATAATATATCTGCAACCGGAAACTCTAACTTTGGATATTTTGGTGGTGGATATAGTAATATATCTTCTGTAGAAAGAGTAGATTATTCAAATGATACTGCATTAGCATCATTGCGAGGTAATTTTAATTTTGGTAGAAATGCCAATGCTGCTACTGGTAATCAATCTTATGGTTGGTTTAGTTCAGGACAACAAGGAGGAAATTATCCGTCTAGAGTGGAAAGAATAGATTTTTCTAACGATTTATCTTTGGCTTCTATTAGAGGTCCATTAACAAATTCTAGTTTTTTTGGGACAGCAACCACCAACGCAAGATCCTCATAAATACTACGAACAACTCATATCATTATGAATTTATTATCAAACATCTTGATTGAACCACAAGTCCTCACACAAGAAGCACTACAAGAACTTCAAGAACACGCAAGAAACTCAAGCACAACTGATCTATCAGTCTTTGACCCAGACAAAACCAATGAAACAGGTGAGACTTCTTGGATTGTTGATAAAAATATAAGAGACACACAAATCATTGAGTTTGGTCCTTTGTTTCCAAAGATTGAAGATCTTTTTAAGAACCTTGTAAGAAACATTATTAATCCTTTTTATGGTATTGAAGTGTGGGATAGTGAAGTTCCACAATTTTTGAGGTATGGTGTAGGAGGTCATTATGCACCTCATATTGATGGTAGGTCTATATGGGTTGCTCCAAATGGTGATAAGATTTGGAGAAAATCAACAGACAGATCATTATCCATAGTACTTTTTTGTAATGATGGAAACGGTAAAGATTTTGATGGTGGAAACTTTATGTTCCCTGAACTTGGTATAGAAGTTCCACCAAAAGCAGGGACACTTGTGTGTTTTCCATCAGATCAAAACTATTTGCACGGCGTTCGGGAAGTTACTAAAATTCATAATGAAGTTGGAAGATTGGCAATTGTATCGTGGGCTAGAGTTAAAGGAGAAAGAACAAAAGAAGAAGAAGATCAAGAACTTTTAGAAACTTATGGAGTTAACTAAATAATACAAAGATCTTATAAGTTTAGAGAAATGCAATACTTAAAGCATTATTGGGTTCGTAATGGAGAATATCTAACTGAACCAGGTCAAAATGGTCCTCTACAAAGTCATTCAAATATTTCAGGATTGGATGTTCGTTATTGGTTGACTGATGATCGTGGAGTTGATTATTGCCTTTCAACGGTTCCAGATAATACTCTAATCACCGAAGTTGATCCTGGTCTTGAGATTCTTACCAGAGAAGAATGGGATGCAATCGTTGCAACCATTCCTGCACCAGAACCTCAACCACAACCACCCGGTAGTCCTGATTGGAATACATTTAAGCAATCTGCTGTTGCTTCTGTTCTACTCAATACCTTTGTTGGACAATTAATTAGTATTGCACCTGTTGCCGCAACGGCACTTCCTGCAACTCTACTTCTTATTGAATCTGGAAACTATCAAGATTTTGAGAATACTTGGACCGCAATTGAAAACGCAACCACAGTTCCAACCGAACTAATTGCCGAATTCACAACTCTTGCAGAGTCTTGTAATCTGCCAGAAGACTTTGTAAATATTTTTGCTACTTGACACCTGACTCAAAATCCCTTATAATATAAAGGTCTTCAGCATTCCTTGTATCTTTGGGAATGAAGACCCTTTCTGTGGTGAGAAAGGTAAGGTGGTATCATAGGAGGAGAGAAATCTCCTCTTTTTTCTTATATAAATTATTACAGATATTAAACAATTATGAACTTTACCATATATTCTAAGGATGATTGTCCTTTCTGCTATAAAGTTAAACAAGTTTTAGAGTTGACAGGAAATAACTTTGTGGTGTATAATCTTAATAAGGATTTCACCAGAGAAGAGTTCTATGCCGAGTTTGGAGAAGATTCCACATTTCCACAGGTTATTTGTGACGACAAGAGATTGGGCGGTTGCACTGACACCGTTAAGTTTCTGAAGGAACAGCAAATGGTATAATGTCAGACATAAATAATGATATAACACCGAACCGTGGTGTAGAACTTATACTTACTGGAGGAAAAAGAAAACAACCTAAACTTTTTCATCTTATATTTGAGAAGATGATTTCATTCTTCAAACGAGAAGTAACCATCTATCTTGAATTTTCGATAAAGTCAAGGAAAGTCGAGTAGTTTCCCAGGAGAAAAAAATGTTGGCAACTAGTTTAGTTATAGGTTCATTCTTAACCGTACTATTTTTTATAATGGGTCTCATGTTGGGTTGGGTCGGCAGAGAATATATGATGACTCATCAGGAAGGACCAAAGCAAATTGCCTATCATCCAGAGTTTTATAATAAGGATGGCGATCTTATTGACGAAGAAATCGTTTCCGTAAGATTTGAACCAGGATACTTTGATGGTATTGATGATGAAGATGATGATGAAGAAGAATAAACTCTAAATATCATTAAGATTATAATTACATATTAAACAATTATGACAGCGACAAAAACAAAAGCAAAAACAACTCCAGCGGTAAGTATTGATTTGCCAGCAAATCCTTTTACCTTTGAGGTTCTGAATTTAGTATCTAAGCAAAGAACCAATATTAAAAAAGTTGAAGTTCTACAAAAATATAATGACCCATCACTCAGGGCAATTTTTATCTGGAACTTTGATGAAAGTTTGACATCTGCTCTTCCAGTAGGTATTGTTCCTTATTCAAGTGTGGGAGAGCAAGGTTCATTTAGTGGAACCCTGAGTGAGAAGATTGATGATGCCGTAGGGAAAATGAGTGAACTTGGTTCCAATTCACTTGGATCACAAGATCAGGGTTTTTCATCAATTCGCAAAGAATATTCAAAGTTTTATAATTTTATTAAGGGTGGTAATGATAGTCTGAGTTCTCTTCGTAGAGAAACTATGTTTATTAATGTTCTACAAGGTCTTCATCCTTTAGAAGCAGAGATTCTGTGTTTGGTAAAAGATAAAAAACTTGAGACGAAATATAAAATTACAAAAGAACTTGTTTCTCAGGCATACCCAGAAATTGTATGGGGAGGTCGTTCGTGAGTAAAACTGTAGTAGTAGAGGAAGAAATTATGCAGTGGACTCCAGAAGAAAAAAAAGAAACTTCTTCTCGTTACGGTTGTGAAATTCTTTTTGAACGTACTAATCTTGCTCAAGTAAAAGATCCTTCTTTACCAAATGATGCTTATCTAATTCTTTATCGTGTGGATGGTGAGACTCATGTAGACTTATGTCGTGGAACTAGAGTTAAAATCTTTGATATGTACTATGATAAGTTTGGACCCGGATCGGTTCAAAAAATTGACTTTGGATACGGAAGAGTATCTCCTAGACTATGGGGATACAGGGCACCCGAAAAGAAAAGGCGAAAGTGATTTCCTAGAAAGGCGGAAAAAAATCCCCCAAAAAATTCACCCAAAAAGGGTTTTCAAGAGAGGATTGACAAGTCCTCTCTTTTTTTGTATAATGAATTCAAAATATCAATCTAAATGGATACTGAAAGATTAAAACTCATTATTCGGAATATGGAATTGCTTTTAGATTCTCTCAAGGCAGAGATATATTCTGATATACCACAATACAAGTATGATGACATTAAACCAGAGGAAATTGACTATGATGAGGTTTTTTAACTGATGTCCGTAAGAGCAAAAAAACTTGTAAAACTACTAGAAAGATTGATTAGGCAAGATCACTTATATTCTAATGAAGAACTTAAGAAAATGAAATCACAACTGCGAGTTGTCAAAGAAGAACTTGCAGAATTAGAAGCAAAAACATCAAAAGGATTTGGAAAATGAAACCAATTAAAGCAAAAGACCTTCTTGAACTTGACCGTTATATGAAAGTTGTGATGATTCGTCAGACACAACTTCCACAGACTCTTGTTTATCAGGCAGGTAAGAATGATTATAGTGAAGACCCTATTCACACTAAGTTTCCTCCTGCGGAAAAGGAATGTGGCAAATGGGTAATTGAGCAACTTCTGGCAAATGAGAGAGGGCACTGGGGACCTCTAGAGCATCCTGCCATTTCTTTGGATTGCGTTGGGTTTGTTCATAATGTAATGGTTCAGGCACGAACTCACCGTGTTGGAGTTTCTTTTGATGTTCAGTCTCAGCGTTATACCGGTCGTCGTGTATTGAAGGTTGCGACTGGTGACCTGAAACCCGAAGAGGTTTTCTATGTGCGTCCAGAAGGTCTCTATTTGGACCGTAAAGGGCACAAGTATGAATGGACGAAGGATGACTACGAAAGGCAACTAAAGTTCTGTCTGGCGGCATCTGAGAGGTATGCTGAGGGTTATAATACTCGTGGTATGGCAGAGGAACATCTTCGTGATTACCTTCCTCAGAATATCCGCCAGAACTTTGTGGTTTCGTTCTCTCTCCGTGCCGCACTTCACTTCCTTGACCTTCGTGCTAAACTTGATGCTCAGGTAGAAATTCAGGCATTATGTGAAGGTATGGTTCCAGTAATGAGAGAATGGGTTCCAGAAATCTTTAGTTATTATGAGGAAAAGCGTCTACACAAAGCACGACTTTCTCCCTAAATATTTTGTAAATTATTATACCTAATGCCTACTTACAGATTTGAGAATACAGAAACAGGTGAAATCTTTGAGAAATGGATGCTTATGGCAGACAAAGACCCATATCTCAAAGAAAATACTCATATCAAACCTCTTATACCAACACAAATGAATGTTGGTGAAGTGGGGGATTGGAGAAATAAACTAACCTCCAAACATCCTTCGTGGAATGATGTACTCGGACAAGCTCAGAAAATGCCCGGTTCAACTGTAAAAAAACTTTAAACACTTATGGCAAGAAGAAAAAGAGCAGAGCAACAAAATGATGTTGGTCTTACCACTCGTCAAGCAAAGCGTAAAAAACCGTTAAGCGGTGAATATCTAGTAGATATTGACCCACTCACTGATAATCAGAAAAAACTTTTTGATTCTTATGCGGAACAAAAACATTTAGTTGCCTATGGGTGTGCCGGTACTGGTAAAACTTTTATTACTCTTTATAATGCTCTTCGTGAGGTTTTGGATGAAAAAACACCTTACGAAAAAATCTATCTTGTCCGTTCTTTAGTTGCCACAAGAGAAATTGGATTTCTTCCTGGTTCTTATGATGATAAGTCGGATATTTACCAAATTCCTTATAAGAATATGGTAAAGTATATGTTCCAGATGCCTTCTGATGCTGAATTTGAGATGCTTTATGGCAATCTCAAGGCACAGGAAACCATTAAGTTCTGGAGTACTTCATTCCTCAGAGGAACCACGCTTGATAATTCTATTATTATTGTGGATGAGTTCCAGAACGCAAATTTCCACGAATTATGTTCTATTATTACTCGTGTGGGTGAAAACTCCAAGATTATGTTCTGTGGAGATGCTACTCAATCTGATTTAATAAAAACAAATGAAAAAAATGGTGTAATTGATTTTATGAAAATTTTGAGAACTATGCCGTCTATTGATATAATTGAGTTTGGTATTGATGATGTGATTCGTTCAGGATTGGTTAAGGAATTTTTAATCGCCCAACACGCACTCGGATTATAATAATATGTCTAACTCGTAGAGGTTTAGATTTATATAAATAATTATAACCTTTTATGAGTTAGACAGTGTATAATATTTACTTAATTACCAACCTTGATAATAATAAAAAGTATGTTGGACTAACAAAGTTTTCTATCACGGAAAGATTTTATCAACACGTAAAAAGAGGATTTCTTCTAACTGAGGCAATCAAAAAGTACGGTGAAGATAAGTTTTTTATTGAATTGATTGAAGAAGTTGATACTGCTGGAAGAGCATATGAATTGGAGCAGTATTATATTAAAGAGTATAATACCAAAGTTCCTTATGGTTATAATTTAACTGATGGTGGCGACGGCATTTTTGGTTGGGAAGTAACCGAAGAATATCGTCAAGAATGTTCCGAAAGAGTTAAACAACTTCATAAAGAAAAAAAAGTTGGTATGTACGGTAAGAATCATAGTGATGAAACAAAAAGAAAAATGAGTGTCGCCTCAAAAGGTAAATCAAAACCTTGGTTAATTGGAAGAAAACTGAGTCCAGAATCTATTGAAAAATTGCGTCAAATAAATCTTGGTAGAGTTCTTAGTGATGAAACTAGAAAAAAAATTAGTGAAAATCATCACGATGTAAATGGGGAAAATAATCCTATGTATGGAAAAAAGCACTCTCCAGAAACTATTGAAAAGTTAAGAGAAAAGGCAAAAAATCGTCCAAAGAGAGTTTGGATTAATAATGGTATTGAAGAAAAACTTATGAATATTGACGAATCTATACCTATGGGTTATAATAAAGGAAGAGTGAGGTCTTAAATGTTTAATCATCTTGATAATGTACTTCCTCAACTTGAGAGAGCAACAATTGATGGGGTCCGATATTACAGCATCCCAGATGGAGACCAACTACTCAAGATGGTCTCCATCACCTCAGTAACCAGTCATTTTAATAAGGAAATCTTTGTCAAGTGGCGTAAGAGAGTTGGTGTAGAAGAGGCAGATAAAATCACCAAGGCAGCAACCAGTCGTGGAACTGATATGCACACTCTGGTTGAGAACTATCTTTATAATAGAGAGCTTCCTCCGGTTCAACCCATATCAGATTTTCTTTTTAAGATTGCTAAAACTGAACTGAATAAAATTGATAATATTTACTGCCTAGAAGGTGCTTTGTATAGTAAGCAACTTGGTGTGGCAGGAACAACTGACTGTATTGCCGAGTTTGATGGAGAACTTGCGGTTATAGACTTCAAGACTTCTAAAAAACCCAAACCCAGAGAATGGATTGAGAATTATTTCGTTCAGGCGATGTTCTATGGAATGGCACTTTATGAGATGACAGATATTCCGATTAAGAAACTAGTAATCATTATGGCATGTGAGAATGGTGAATGTGTGGTGTACGAAGAAAGAGACCTAAACAAGTATATGAAACTTGTGGTCCAATACATCAAAAAGTTTGTGAACGATAAACTAGAACATATGTCTACTTGACTAATTGATTATTATATCTTATAATACATATTATTACTGCTAAACTATGACAAACATACTAGCGACATTCCTAGAGATTAATATAGAAGATATGGAATCACCCGAATCAAACAAAGAATTAGAGCAGGCAATAGAAGATAAGTTTCTTACACCTTCCAAGTTTGCCCTAGAAATAGAAAAAATAGTTGCGGAAGAAAACTGTAATTATATTGATGCCATTTGCCATTATTGTGAAATTAATAGTATTGATATTGAATCAGTCACCAAACTAGTTTCCAAACCTCTTAAAGAAAGATTGAAGTATGATGCTATTAATTTGAATTTTATGAAAAGAGTCTCTAAAGCGAAATTGCCTATCTGATGTCACCCTTTGAAACTTATCAGGCTTATTTGGGCATTAAGAATCACTTTTCTAATCCCAAATATGATTACTTTAAATATAAAAAGACAAGAGCAACACTAACTTCGTTTAATAAAAGAAAGGACCGGTATTTTTTCGAGAAAACAAGTCGTAAGTACCAAGATAAAGAAATAGTAGATTTTCTAGTATCAAATTTTGTAGCAGCAGATAGTACAAGTAATTTATGGATTGGAGAAATTATAAATTCTGGAGAAAGAACCTACCAAGAATGGATGAAAAGACAGCAGAGTCTGACTTACTTATTCAAGGAGCAATCGACCGAATTGTTCTCTCAGACAAAATTAGAGAATGTTTTCGACTGCTCGAAAGGTCATCCAATTCTTCTCAAAACATTTCTAAAAAGTGAATTGGCACCTGAAATAATGGTAATCTATGATACAATATTCTCGTATATTAGTGAGTTTGACAAGAAACTTCTGGACCCAGTATGGGAAACCGTAAGTTTGAAAATTCGGAAATATAAACCCTTTATACATACTGATATATTCCAGTACAAAAAACTTTTACGGGACATTATAAATGAGTAGTTTTTTTGATTCTGATATTATTCAGGATGAACTAAAAGAAATCAATCAACTTCAAGAGTTTATATACAATAGTATTTTAACTTTTGGTATGATGCCTCGTGAAGATAAACTGGAACATATTGATAAAATGACAATACTGCTTGAAAAGCAGCGTATTATGTACACAAGACTTTCTCTTTCTGATGACCCTCAGGCAATTGAGATGAAAGAGAATCTGAGAAGGTCAGTTGCTCTGATGGGATTTCCACCAGAGACTGATATGAATATTCTTTTCAGCAGTATGACAAAAACAATTGAGTCACTCAAAAAGTACCTTGACTAATGAGTGATTTTTTGCTATAATATCTAAGTAATCCAACAATCTAAACTATCCTAAAAAATCTTATGTCTTTTTCAGACCTAAAAAAGCAATCTAAACTTGGTTCTCTCACCGAAAAACTGGTGAAAGAAGTTGAAAAAATGAATAATTCTGGTAATTCTTCTGATGACCGTTTGTGGAAATTGGAATGTGACAAAGCAAATAATGGTTATGCCGTTATTCGTTTCCTTCCTGCTCCTGATGGTGAAGACTTGCCATTCGTCAAAGTCTATTCTCACGCCTTTCAGGGACCCGGTGGTTGGTTGATTGACTCGTGCCTAACTACTCTCAACCAGAAGTGCCCCGTATGTGAGCACAACGGTCAATTGTGGAACTCTGGTATAGACTCCAATAAGGAAGTTGCCCGTAAGCAGAAGCGTAAACTGACTTATATGAGTAATATCTATGTTGTCAAGGACCCTGCTAATCCTGATAATGAGGGTAAAGTCTTCCTCTTCAAGTATGGTAAGAAAATCTTTGACAAACTCACGGAAGCAATGCAACCTGAGTTTGAAGATGAAACTGCCATCGATCCGTTTGATTTCTGGACTGGTGCCAATTTCAAACTGAAGGCAAAGAGTGTTGCCGGTTATAGAAACTATGATTCCAGTGAATTTGCCTCTCAGGGCGCTTTGTTGAATGATGATGATGCTATGGAAGCAATTTGGAAGAAGCAGTTTTCTCTTTCTGAGTTTGTTTCTCCTGACCAATTCAAGTCTTATGAAGAAATGAAGAAGCGTCTTGAAGTTGCCTTAGGCGGAAAGTCTGCTCGTATTGATTCTGAAGTTGAGGATGAGGACAACTATCGTGGTCCTGCTCCTTCTCTGACTGAAGATTTGCGTACTGAACTTAGCAACCTGAAACCGACTCGTTCTGTTGCGGTTGATGATGATGAAGATGATGAATCCTTATCATATTTTGCTCGCCTAGCGGAATAATAAGGTAAAGGGGAGAGAAATCTCCTCTTTTTTATGGCATCGTGACTCTTGTGTTTTCGGTGCGAATTAATTTATCATTTACATATTGCGATGATTTATCATAAGTCATCGCTTTTCTTGTATCATTAATAACCTGCTGAAGATATGCAGGTTTGAGAACATAAATGTCTCTTTTTTTATCATTTTTTCTGACTTCATATTCATAGTTACTAATACCAACAACAGGATTTAGAGTTTGTACGGGAATATTAGGGTCTGGGATAGTAAAAGTAGAATCTACGATTTTACCTGCCGGAAGTATGAGTCTTCCTCTAGAATCTTTGACTTCTATCGTTTCGTAATGATGAACTGCGTTTATGTCATTTCCGTATAATTGTTCTGAGTATCTATAGATGTCTCTATCAGAAAGAGGCCATTCATTTCTTACATTTATAATATTGGCACCAATCAATACGACCCAATCATACTGAGAACTTCCATAAAGTTCTTCGGCAACCGTATCAGGTCTTGCTCCTTCTTGGATTTCATACTTATTGAATATGGTAAAAACATTTTGTAAGTCATCACGAAGTTTAACTCTACGAAATACATTTTTTACCAATAAGTATTCATCGGAACCTTTACTACTGGATAAGAATGACTGGTATTCTAAGTTTGGAAGTTCTCTGAAGTAAGACATTAGAATCCTGTTCCTTTTATAGTGGACTTATAATCACCGGTTGGTGACCCTGCTTCAATATAATCCTCACGATAGATTGGCGTGAGTTCTTGGAATGTTAGAGTCATATTCATATGAACCGGTGTGGCATCAGAATATGTGGCATATGTTCCTGAAGCAGTATAATTGACTGACATAGCATTCAAGGCACATATCTTAAATTGATTCAAGAATGGATGCGGTTTTCCACCACTCATATACCGAAGTCTAAACACACTTGGAGATTTGAGGAATAATCCGGCAGCACCATCACTTGCTGCTCCTTTTTGTGCCGCAGATTCAGACTTAAAGAATCTGATAATATCTTTGATTTCATCCGATTCTTTTTTAGAACGAGGAACTAAATCAAATGAAAATGAAAATCCACTTCTTAGTGTTACTCCACTAAAAAGAAGTTCCGTATTTGAGTTAAAAACTGCTCCGGTTGCTCTGGAAAGATTTTGATTGAAGTCTGAACCTCCAAGTAGTGCCTTTGCTGCCTGACTAGCAAAAAATGCTTGTACTGTATCTTGCCCAATCGCCGTTTGTGATGCCCCACTAGCTTTACCAATTAGATTGCTAACTGCACCTACTGTACTCTTAAAAAAGTTTCCGCCCTCAATTATTTCTTTTCCTGCCCCCAGTATCGCAGTTTGTAGGGGTCCCATATCACCAGGACCCCAACCTGCACTATTACTATCCTGAATACCTTCTGGAATTGGTAATATTACGGTTCCTTTGATGTTTTTTGCTCCATACCCACCTTCCGCAACAACATCATCAGAACTTCTTTGTGCAAAATTCGTCTCACCAAGACTCAATCCCGGTGGAAGATACTCATAAGATTCAATCTGCAGATAATCATCGGACTTATCAATATTCTTTAATGGATAGCGAAATATTTTTGATGATGGTGCTCTATTTGCCGCTGCTTTATATCCACCAATAATGGCATTCTGAGTGGCTGATGATATTGGAGTTGAAAAAGCCATTTATAGTTTTTAGTTATTTATCTTGATTTGTCCGAAAGGTATTCTTCTCAAATCACCGACTTCATTTTTATCCACAATATGTAGAGGTCCAATCACTTCTTCAAGGGTATATTGACGCCGTTTTTCCCAGTGGTAGTTAATGCCACTAAACCCCCAGGAATAAACATTTGTAACGGCAACCAAAGGATGAGCATCATACCTTACACGAGGAGTCTTTGGTCTATAAACAAAAGTGTAAAATTTACCTACCTCTGGAGAACTAGTAGTTTCTTTTAGTACATCAAGTATTTCCAACATCAAATCATCCGCATCTTCTGTTCCGTATAATTTTTTAAGTAGGGGTTTGATGCGGTTCATTTTTTGGCAATACCTAATTCGTATTCTGTAATTACCTTAAAAATCCATCCTCTGTCCTTACAATATTCCCTTGCTGCCTCCCATTTTGATTGATTCTTAGCATACTCATATGCCTCATAGATATATCCTTTGGTCTGCCTTTTTGGTTTGGGTGGTGGCATCGTTTGTTTATGAGGTTTAATCTCAATCAAATATTTCTTAATACTTCCATCGGGTTCTTTGACTTTTATATAAGCATCAGGAAAATATCTATGAATACGACCATCTACCGGAGAACGATAGGGGATGGCAAGTTCTTCGGAGGCATACTCCAAAATATTTACATTCGTATCACAATATTTCAGAAACTTCAATTCCCATAGAGACCTGTATATAATATTAGTAGGGTCGCCAACATATTTTTCTGGAAATGATGGTTTAAATTTTCCCTTATAAGACATCTAAATACTTATACTAATAAGACTCATAAAGGTATTTAGAGTGCCTAGTATCCGCAGAATATCCGACTTTAAACCACTCTTCACGAATCTTGCACAGACTTCTCATTATGAAGTAAGATTTGGTGGTGTAGGACCTCTTGGGGGACCACTAATGGCATATCTTTTTCGTAAAGGAATTAGTCAAAGATTTATTGCCGAAGATGCTGGATTACTTTGTTTTTCGGCATCTCTTCCAACTACTTCTTTGGCAACTGCTAATGTTAGTGGGAACTTTATGGGTATAACGGAGAAGTTTGCACACACCAGACAATATATTCCAATCAGTCTAGAATTTTATGTAGATAAAAATTATAATGCTCTTAAATTTATGGAAAGTTGGATGGAGTTTATTGCAAGTGGTTCCAATAATCCAATTGGAAGTAGTCTTGCTCCAATAGGGCAGAATCGTAAGGATTATATCTCTAGAATGCAATATCCAGAATATTATAAATCTGATAGAACTACAATCACAAAGTTTGATAGAGATTATAATAGAGAAATAGAATATACTTTTATTGGACTATTTCCATCGGCAATGTCATCAATTCCAGTAAGTTATAGTTCATCAGATATTCTTAAGATGTCGGTGACTTTTGAGTATGATCGTTATATTGCAGGTAAATCATTAAGTTTGAATGAAATTATTGGCAATAATAATAATCAAATCAATAATCAAATCAATAATAATAATCAAAGCAATAATCAAAGCAATAATCAAAGAGTTGTTTATAGAACTGGACAATCTCTTGGTGAAAGTGGAGTAAGAGGTACAATTCCAAATCAAGGAAGTGTGTTTCCTACGATTTTAAATAATTGACCTAAATATCCTTAATGAAGTTTTTATTCAAGTATTATGCCATTACCAAAAATTGCGGTGCCAACATATGAGTTGGAAGTTCCATCATTAAAAAAGAATATTAAGTATAGACCTTTTCTGGTTAAAGAAGAAAAGATTTTAATTATTGCGATGGAAAGTGAGGATACAAAACAAATTGCAGAAGCGGTAAAAACCGTAATTTCAAATTGTATTATTACGAAAGGAATCAAGGTAGAGCAACTATCAACTTTTGATATTGAATATTTGTTCTTGAATGTCCGTGGAAAGTCAGTTGGAGAGTCGGTGGATGTTTTAATTACCTGCCCCGATGATGGAACCACACAAGTTCCAGTTTCAATCAATCTGGATGAAATTAAAGTAAATGTAGATGAAAATCATTCAAAGGATATTAAACTTGATGATGTTCTAACTCTTCGTATGAAATATCCATCTATGCAGGAGTTCATTAAGAACAACTTTAATAATAATGAATCTGTGAGTGTAGATGATACTTTTGAGATGATTTCTGCCTGTGTAGAGCAGATTTATAGTGAAGAAGAATCTTGGAATGCTTCTGATACGACTAAAAAAGAACTAAATGAGTTTTTGGAACAACTTACTACTAATCAGTTTAAGGAAATTGAGAAGTTTTTTGAGACGATGCCTAAACTTTCTTATACTATTAAATTGAAAAATCCAAATACTGATGTGGAAAGTGAGGTCATACTGGAGGGATTAACATCTTTTTTCGCCTAGGAATGGCTCATACTTCGTTGGAGTCATACTATAAGACTACATTTCAGTTAATGCAGCATCATAAATATTCATTAACGGAGTTAGAAAATATGTTACCTTGGGAAAAAGAAGTTTATATTACTCTTCTTTCTCAATATATTGAAGAGCAAAATCTAAAGAACCAGCAGAATGGCTAGTCTATCATCTCCAATTGGACCCACTATAGATGTTGTGGCAAGAACAGTTTCTCGTTCTGTCATAAGTGGTGGTGCCGGTGGAGGTGGTGGTATTCCTGGTGGAGGTGGAGGAAGAGGTGGTGCTCTTGCCGTGCAACCTCAGGCAAGTTTAGTTAATGTTGAAAGAAATTTGGAGGTTCAAACTGTCCAAAATGTTCAACAAACTCAAGAGATTTCTGCTCTTAGAGGTACAGTAGATGCCTTACGAGCAGAAACCACAACTCTAAATAATGGTCTTGGAAATGTTTCTAATCTAATACAGCAAGATAGTGCCGTAGAGAAGCAACAGGCATCGGCAGAAGCAGAAAGTGAAAGAAAACTTGCCGAAACAAATATTAGACTGGGGAAAGAATCTCAACTAGAACAAAAAATTACAAATGCTCTGGCAAAACCTGTTCAGGCTCTGCAGCAGAAAGTTGGTAATATATTTGGAAGAATAGGAGAGGCTCTAACTGCATTATTTGCCGGATGGTTGACTAATCAAGGAATAGAAGCACTTAAGGCAGCATCAGAAGGAAATAAAAACAAATTAGAAGAAATTAAAGATAATGTTCTTAAACATATTGGATTTGGCGTAGCTGCTATTGGTGCAATCAAAATAGGATTTGATTTGGTAATCAAAACTATTACTGGTATTACTGGAAAAATAGGTTCAATTTTACTTAAACTTGCCAAAGCTCCTCTAAAACTTTTAAGAAGTGCTCTTCAAGCTGCTCCATTAGTGGGAGGTCTTTTTGGTGGTCCAAAACCTGGTGGTCCAAAACCTCCTGCTGGACCTGGTGTAAAACCTCCAGCATCAGGAAATCCAATTGCAAGAGGTGTGGGTGCAGTTGCCAATTTTGCTGGAAAAGCACTTACTGCTGTTGGTGGTGTTATGGATGCTGCATCCGGGCAATATACAGACTCTGCTCTTGCCGCTGGTGCTTTACTTGCTCCCGGAGCACTCAAAATTCCTTTTGGTCTTGCATATGGTCTAGATTCAATTAGAGAAATGTTTGGTGGTAATATTTTTGGTAAAAATCCAAATGAACCAGAAAAACCACCAACAACACCAGCGGCAAAAGTCTTACCAACAACTCCTAAGGCAGGAAATCCAAAACCAGCACCAAAACCAGAAACACCACCACCAACAATAGTAGGACCAATAGAAGAACCAGCGGCAGCACCGGCAGCAGTGCAACCACAAAACTCTATGTTGTCTCAACCAATATCAGAGGCAGCACCAATATCTCAACCACAAACACCGGCAATTCCTCCACCAAGTCCCGAAATGGTGAAAAACTTTGAGATGGCTTGGAAATATAAAGATAACTCTATGGCAAGAGGAAGAATTGAGTCTGCCTGGAATAATATGACTTATGAACAGCAACAGCAGGCAAAGGAATGGGCAAAATCAACAGACAAGGATTGGACTGAAATGAAGTTGGTCGAAAAACCACCTACAGTCCAAGCAGTACCACTACCATCAGCACAGGTTCAACCACTTCCTAAACCCACTCAAAATGTAGGAGAACTTACTGAACCGGCACCGAATGTGGTAATGATGTCATCGGGTCAAAGTAACAATCAACAATCTTCTATTTCACAGGCACCAACGAATGGAACCGATACTCCTTTGATTAGTTCTTCTAATCCTGATAATTTTTATGTTCTTTACTCTCAACTGAATTATAATGTGGTGATATAATATGGCAATCTCATCACCACTTCAATCAAAAGTTCCAACAGGTTCAACAAAAACGATTAGAAAGTTACAGACTATTCTACTCAATAGAACAAAAGTTAAACGAGAAATATTTCAAAGGCAAACAATCTTACAAAATCGTAGAATAGAAAATGAAAGAAGAAAACAGAGAGAGGATGAACTTGAGGCACCAAATCTTGTAACAAAACCTCGTGGAGCAGCAGGATTAATTGCAGGTAGTGCCAAAGGATTTTTTGAAAGATTGGTGGGATTCCTTAGTTATTTGACCGCAGGATGGATAATTAATAATCTACCCACTTGGATTTCGATGGGTAAAGAGTTTATTGCCAGAACTCAACAAATGGGTAAGATACTTGGAAACTTTGTTGGTAATGTTACGACCGTATTTACTAAGTTTACAACACTTTTGGGTGCATCTTTACAAAATTTAATGACATTTGATTTTTCTGATACTTCTGGAAGAGTTAAAACTGCTTTTGATGACCTAAATTTAAGTGTGGAAAATTGGGGTACTGACTTTGAGAATGCAATCAAATTAATAACAACTCCATTAAGTGAGGGTATTGCTTCTGGAGAGGATGCCAGACCACTCGGAACTGAAAATACTAATGAGGGTGCCTATGAACGAACTGCACCTTATAGTGGTAGTCAAGGTCCAGAAACATCTGGTGGAAGGGTTAGTTCGCAAGCAGTATATTCTTATCTTAAAAGTTTAGGAGTTTCTGAAATACACGCTTTAGGTATATTGGCAAATATTCAAGGAGAGAGTGGTTTTCAAATTGGAGCTCAAGAAAAAGGTGATAGTAAGCAAGGAGTTGGTTTATTTCAATATACATTTCCTAGCCGAAAACAAGCATTTTTAAAAGCAGTTCCTGATTATAAAACTAACTGGAAAGGGCAGATTGATTTTGCAATAAAGAGTGACCCGAATACTCCGTTATATTTAAGAAAACAGTTTAGTTCTCCGGAACAAGCAGCAGATGATTTTATGATACAGTGGGAGAATCCGGATCCAAGAGTTTATGCTGATAGGAGAAAAACACATAATGCTTTTATTAAATCATTCAAACCTGGAAGTTCTCAATCACAAGCATCTCAACAATCATCTGCACCATCAAGACCAGTATCAACAGGAACTACATCATTAATACCACAAACTGGTGCTGGTGGTTTTCTTCAAGGTGCTTCTGGAGATGGTAAAGAAGATCAGGGACGTTATGGCGTTCATTTCCATTTAAGCCCACCAAATATGACTGAAGATGGTTATAAAAAAGCTAGGGATGTTGCTTTTGCTGCTGTTAAAGCAATGTTGGCTAGAGGTTCTAGGATTCATTTTGGCAATATCAAAGAAGATCTTCTTGCTGGCGCTTCAGATTCTCAAATAAAATCAATGATTCTACGTGAGCAAAAAGCTCACAGTAAAAAAGGAAGAACTCAGGGTGGAATAGATCTTCAAGAAATAAATCCAAATGTTGGACCAACTATTGCTGGTTTGCCTGGATCTAAAATTGCTTTTCCTCTTGCAGTAGGAAAAGTATCGTCTCTATCTAGTGGAAGTGGATATGGTAGAGAAGCTGAAGTTCTTGGTAGTGGCGGCGTAACGCTAGCTCACGGAGCAGCGGGATCTACTGCAAGTAATGTTTCGGGAGCATCACCACGGGCACAACTAGCATCTCAATCAGCAACACCACAAGCAAAACCCCCAACACCAGCACAAATAACACCAACCGGTACTCCACAAAATCCACAAATAAGTCAATCACTAGCACAAGAGAGAACCGGACCAACCGTGATTGTTTCTCAAAATCCTTCATCACCGGCACAACAAATGATGTCTTCTGGTGGTGGAGGTTCTTCTGGTGGAGGGTCTTCACCAATAAGTGATTTTGCCTTGTTAAATAATTTTATAAAAAATAAACTTCTACTCGACCTCGCTTACCTATAATGTCAATTAGTAAATCCATATATGAAGAATTAGTTCTTGAATCAAACGACCAGAAAAGGACGGTTGATATTAAAAATGGAACAATCGCACTCGAATATTTTGAGGATATTTTCTCCCCAACAATTACTGCCAGAGTCAAGGTGGTTAATACTGGAAATACCATTACATCTTTTAAGGACCAAGACGGAGAAAAGCAATCAATTTATAATGGTCTTCCTCTTCGTGGTGGTGAAAGGCTCTCAATGAAAATTGCCGGAAATGTTCCGGGAAGAGAATCTTTGGACTTCTCAAATAATCCAAAAAAATATCTTTATGTTTCTAGTATTACCGATGTAATCTCAGAAGCACAGCAAGAAAGTTTCACTCTAAATCTAGTTTCAAGAGAGGCAATCACGAATGAAACTTCACGAGTATCAAGAAAATATTCAACATCATCAAAGATTAGTGAGTCGGTTCGTAAAATATTAACAGATGTTCTAAAAACTGATAGTATCGGAACAATTGATGAGACTTCCAATAAGTATGGATTTATTGGAAATATGAGAAAACCTTTCACAACATTAATTTGGTTGGCATCTAAAGGTGTTCCAGTAGTTTCTGGAAATGCAACTGCCGGATTTGTATTTTATCAAACTCAGGATGGATTTCAGTTTCGTGCAATTGATAATTTAATCTCTCAAAAATCAAAGGCAACATATGTTTATAGTCCAACGACAGTTTCTTATAATGATAATAATGAAAAAGTTGATAATGAATTTAAGATTCTGAATTATAGTACACAGAAAAATCAAAATTTAATTGAGAAACTTCGTCTTGGTACTTATGCAAGTCAAAGAACATTTTTCAATCCTTTAGATTTTACATTTACTGATCCTAAAGAAGGACTGTTTAAATTACAAAATTATTCCAATAAAACTAATAACCTTGGTGGGACAGATTTACAACTTCCTAAAATATCTGAGGGATCTGATTTATCTCTCGGAGATGCCCCTTCAAGAATTATTACTGCCATTCTGGATATTGGAACCGTAGAAAAAGAAGTATCAAAATCTGAAAACGCAGATCCATCATTATATCAATCTCAATCTTTAATGAGATACAATATTCTTTTTACACAAGCTTTGAGTGTAATGATTCCCGTAAATACTGATTTAAGAGCGGGTGATGTCATCGAGTGCCTATTTCCAAATAATAGTAAATCGGATAAAAGCGAACACGATTCCGAAACAAGTGGTCTATATATGATTAAGGAACTTTGCCACCATTTTGATGTGAATAATTCCTATACTTCGATGAAATTGCTGAGAGATACTTTTGGAGTCAATAACAAAGAAAGAAAATGATAGACGAATCTTTACTCAAAAGTAATTTTATAGGAAGAGATGGATTCCGTTGGTGGATAGGTCAGATTCCACCGGAGAGTTCTCATGGTGGGCAAATAAATGGAGCAGGATGGGGAAATAGATTTAAAGTTCGTATTATGGGGTATCATCCTTATAATACGGTAGAACTTCCGAATGAAGATTTACCATGGGCACAGTGCTTATTACCAACAACTTCAGGAACTGGAGCAGGAAATAATGCAACTACGGTAAAAGTATCTCCAGGAGATACTGTATTTGGATTCTTCCTAGATGGAGATAATGCTCAGATTCCAGTTATTATGGGATGTTTTGGAAGAACTTCACAAGTTCCTTCCGGAGATTATGCCGGACCTTTTATACCTTTTACTGGATATACTGGTAAGGTTAAAAAACCAAATGGTACACTGAAACCTGACCAATCACTTGAACAAAATGCAAAATCTCAAAAGTCTCCAAGAAGTGTTTCACCACAACAAGCAGAAGCAATTGCAGATGATGAGATTTCTTCCTTTAGTGCAATTGGTGATAAAATTCTACTTGGAAATACGGTAAATAATACTATTATTGGTAAAATATCTACTGAGGTTGGTAATTTACTGAATAAGATTAAGGCACCGGCAATCTTTACAAATATTGCAAATGAAATTACTCGTGTAACCGATAAGATACAGGCAATTACAAATGGTCTTGTTGGTAATATGGTTAATGGTTTATACAAAGGTATGATACCAATATTGAATAGTGGTCTTCAATTACTTTATAATTCAGTTTATAGTATAGTTCTGGCAGCAACTCAAAATCCTGCTGCTGCTCATCTTGCTGGTGTTGCCGCACAAACTGCGATGGTTAATCCAATTAAGGCAGTAGAACAGGCAATTCCTTGTGTTGCCGGTGCAATCATAAGTGGTCTTGGAAGTCTCATAGAAGAGATACTTAATTCTGTAGTTGATAATGTTCAAAATTTTGTGTCTTGTGCCGCAAATCAATTTACTGGAGTACTCGTTAATGATATTATTGGTAAAATATCAAGCGGATTGAGTGCCTCACTTGGAGGAATCCAGACAATTTTAGAATTTACTCCATCATTTAGTGTTGATGGATTTTTGCGTAATAGTGTAGATTCAATCAAAGGTCTTGTTGGACTATTTGATTGTAATCAGAGTAAAGGAAAATCTAATGGTATTGTTGATGAATGGATAATTGGTTGCGGACCGACAAATGCACCTACACCTAATTTTGATGAAATTTTAGAAAATGCAAATGTTACTAATGCAATAGCAACTGCTGGTGATGTATTAGGTGGAATACAAGGTGCTATTGGAGCAGTTACTGATATTGTTGGTGGAGTTGCGGGTGCATTTAGTGCAATAAACAACATTCCAAATCAAATTGGTGGTTGTTATACCGGACCACCACTATTTTGTAGTGCTCCTGTGGTGACTATTTTTGGTGGAGGTGGAACAGGAGCAACTGCAATACCATTAATTGGGGCAATTTCTGGTTCAACCGGAAGTGTTATTGGTGCAAAAGTAACAAATGGAGGTTCTGGATATAGATTCCCACCATTCGTGGAGATTAGGGATAATTGTATGCAAGGATATGGTGTTGTTGCCAGAGCAACCATTAATGATGCCGGAGAAGTTGATTCGGTTTATATTGTATCCGAAGGAGAAAATTATCCAACGGGAGATTTATATGATAATTCAGTATCTACAACTGCAAACACAGTAATTAATAATTCAACCGAA